TATGGCAAAAAAACCTCGTCACATTCTTGCTATTTAAACGACCCTAACACTTAGGACAAAGCAGCGTTTGAAACAGCCATCCGCGCAGAAGTCGAAGCCTCGACAGGAACGCTCACGGCCTCTGACGAACTGTTGGTTGGCGCACTGGTCATCACGGTGGACAGCTTGCTGACTGCTGAAATCAATATCCGAGATAGAGGCCATGTCACGGTGTACGGCAACAACGAAGGCGTAACGGCTTGGTTCAAGATTCGCACCGAGATGGCTGACAAGGCTATTAAGATGCTGGCTGAGTTGGGTCTTGTTGCCCGTGGTCGCCCAAAGTTGAAAGCCAAAGTGAGTGATGTAGATGAGTTATTCGCCACTGCTTAACCCGGCTTTTGAATATGCGGTAGCGGTAACTAGGGGTGACATTCCGGCGTGTGAGGATGTCAAACTTGCTTGCCAACGGTTTTTGGATATGGTCGAACGTAAGGATGCGCCTTACGAGTTTGTCCCTGCCAAAGCCGAACACATCCTAAAGTTTGTCCGATTTTGCCGCCATGTCAAAGGGCCAGATGCCGGAAAGCCAATTGAACTACAGCCGTTTCAGGTTATGTACTTGGCGGCTATTTATGGGTTCCGCGACAGGCGTGAACACACATATCGCTATGTCACTGATGTCATTTTGTTCGTGCCTCGTAAATCAGGTAAGACAACCATTGCGTCTATCATTGCGCTGTATGAGTTGCAGTTTGGCGATGCTGGTGCTGAAGTGTTTACTTTGGCTACTAACCGAGATCAGGCGACTATTTGCTTTGATTCGTCCAAAGCAATCGTAGAAAACATGAAGCCCGAGTTGGCTTCTAAGTTTATTGCCTATCGCAGTGAGCTAAAGAAGGCTGGCGATTCAACATCTACCTATCGGGCGCTATCACGAGAAAACCGTAAGACAGGTGACGGTAAGAACCCGTCTTGCGCCATGATTGACGAAGCTGCTCAGATTACTGAGAGACAGTCAATTGAGGTGTTGCACTCTGGCATGGGCGCTCGAAAAAATCCTTTGAGGATGTACCTGACAACTGCCAGCTTTACTAAGGAAACCAAGTTCTTTGAAGACCTTTCACACTACCGTAGCGTGTTGCGTGGCGCTGCTCCTGATAGCTATCGCTGGTTTGGTTTACTTTATAGCATTGATCCCGGCGATAATTGGGCTGACCCTGCGGTATGGGGCAAAGCAAACCCGATGCTTGGCGTTTCGGTCACGACTCAGGCCATTCAGCAAATGGCTGAAGAAGCGTCTGCCAAGCCAGCAAGCCTGAACGAGTTTCTGTGCAAGCAGCTTAATATCTATGTATCGGCCAACACTGCTTGGGTTGATCGCAGACATTGGGACGAATCGGTTGAACCACTGCCTGAGAAAAAGCCAGAAGCCACATTTGTTGCATTTGACTTGGCGCACACCCGAGATTTGAACGCTGTTGCTACAGTTCACAGGTATAGCGAAGAAGATTTTTATGCCAAGTTTCAATTCTTCTTGCCAGAGGAATCTATTGAACTGATCCCGAACCATTACAAGAGTATTTTCTTGCAAGCCCATGCAAGTGGCATTCTTAGATTAACTCCCGGCAACGTAACCGACCTAAACGAGATTGAAAGCTACATTAAGCAGCAATGTGAGGCGCATGGCGTCAAAGAAATTGGCTATGACCCGTACAACGCTGCTGCTTTAGTGGCTAACCTGTACGCTGATGGCTTGCCAGTAAAAAAGGTTGGTCAGGGTATGGCAATGTTGTCAAACCCGTCTAAAACAACTGAGCAATTGATTCTGAAGAAGGCAATTAAGCACGATGGTAATCCGTTTGTTGGTTGGCAGCTTGGAAACTGCGAGGTTTATACTGATGTAAACGGTAACGTGAAGGTCAGGAAGAATGAAGCTGACCCATCAGCCAAAGTGGACGGTATTATTGCCCTGATTATGGCTATACACTGTCATTTAGATAACGTATTTGTCAGCGAATCATTTGGCTTTAGATCGTTAGAGTGGTAAAGTGTAGGAAATTGAGGGGAAATCATGGCGATTTTTGACATTTTCAAGCGCAAAAACACTCAGTCTGAGAGCAATACTTTGTTCGGTCAGACAGCCTTGGGCAACAACATTGTCTATCAAGGAAGTGATAAACGTGCTGGTGTTAACACCCAAATTCTTTATGTAACCACTGCCAGCACAACTACTGCTGGTCGCCCTGTGGATATGTCTGTGCTGACGAGAAACAGCACAATTATGTCTTGTGTAGGTGTAAAAGCTAGGGCTTTGGCGCAGTTGCCAATCAAGATTTGCTGCGAGACAGCAGATGGAAAAGTGGTTGATGCCATTCGTGGCGAGGGTGTTGGTGCGCGAGATAAGGCCAAAGCCAAGCAAGTCGCCAAGCTGTTAGGCAACCCTAACAACTTCCAGAGCAAATATGAGTTCTGGTATCAATGGTTAATGTGGTACGAATTGTCTGGTGAAGCCTTTACCCTGTGGTGGAGGAAAGACCAGAACAGTTCTACCGAGACTCCGCTGGAAATGTATGTGCTGGATTCAACGCTGATTGCGGTGAACATCACGCCTACACGCTATCCAACTTTCCGCTTGTCTACGCCAAGTTACGGTTTTAACAAAGACCATGAGTTTAAGTATTTTCAGGTCATGCATGGCAAGGAAATGGCGTGGCAAGGCTCGGCTGGTTTCAACAAAGCTATTCTGGCGACTGAACTGGTTGGCCTTGACCAAGATATTGATTTGTACGCCAACTTTGTCATGCAGAACGGTGCAAAGCCTTCTGGAATGTTTGTCACCGACCAAGTTATTCCTGATGGAAAATACAAAGAGATTGCAGCCCGTCTGAAAGAGGCGTGGAACAACATGACAGGCAGCAAGACCAGTGACCCAAGCAAGCCGGGTCAGGGTATGTTGCTGGATCAAGGTATGAAGTATCAGAAGCTGGAGATGCTGACGCTGCAAGACACTGATGCTGCTGCTTTAAAGCTGATGACGATGCGCCGAATCTGTGGTTTGTTCGGTGTGCCGCCAAGCATGATTGGCATCCATGATGGTAAGTTCAACAACAGCCAAACGGCTTTGGATGAGTTCTACAAAACCACCATGTACCCCACAATCGTCAACATTCAGCAGAAATTGACGCAGCATTTGCTTGAAGGCTACCCAAGTCTTTGCGTAGAGTTTGACACAAAGGATTTCCTCAAGGGTGCGCCTTTGGATCAAATGAACTTTGCAACTGCTGGTGTAAAAGGTGGAATAATGACACCTAACGAAGCGAGAAACTACATGAATTTGGCATCCAAAGAGGGTGCGGATGAACTGGTTAAAAACGCTGAACCCGCTGAACCTTTACCCGGTACAAGCAGCCAAGATACTGGTGGCGGTGGCGGTAATCAGAACAAAAAAATGAATATCGGCTCTAAGACTTGATAAAAAATGCATACTGATACACAATATCTGGTAGCATTAGCCAAACAGGTCAAGAGGCCTATAAAACAGTTGCCTGTATTATTGGGGCAACCCCCTAAAATACAGGACAATAACCAATCCATTGCTTTAGGGGCAATACATGAAGACATTGAATCTAATCTGCGAAGCCAAGCTGAACTTGAACGAGAAGGCCAGCAACGGCGAACCGTCTGGACAGATTGAGGCTCGCATTACGACATTTGGCCCAAGAGAAGGGGCCGATGGTCGCAAGTTCTTTTATAAGCCAGAAGGCTTTATGCAATGGGCCAAAGAGTTTGCCGAAATGGGCCGACCATCCTGTTGGAGAGTGGACAAGCATTGAAATGGATGACGAAGGCATGAACGCATCTGGCCGCTTGTATCTCAACACCACAACTGGCTCTGATCTTTACCAAGTGATGAAAGAATCGCCAAATATGTTTGGCGGGGTTTCTGTTAGCGCTTATGCTGAAGAATATCAGTGGGTTAAGGAAGATGGTGAAGCAATGACCATTGGTTCTGATGACCCATATGAGGATGGCTACTTCCAAATCACTAAAGGTGGTTTGCGTGAGACTAGCGTGGTTATGTACCCAAATAACATGAAGGCAGAAATTAAGAAGCTGGAGTATTTCCGGCCTGATGGCTCTGCTGATTTGAAAGTATTGGAAGAAGCCTTGCGGGATGCAGGGCTGTCCAAGCAGATGTCGGTTGCCGCCGCATCTGTGTTCAAGACGGTCATTGAGCAGCGTGATGCTGTGAAAGAGCCGATTGAAAATGCGCCAATTCAGAGTGATTCTGATGCGGAGGCAACCGAAGCAGAAATTCTCGCGGCTCTTGAGCAACGTGAACTTCTAAAACTCCTTGACAAACGACTTAAAGGTTAAATCATGTCACAAGTTATCCTCGAAAAACTGGATGCTATCGAAGCTAAACAAGCCGAGAGCATCACTGCTGTTGAAGCAAAAATCCCCGCTGCTGTTGAAGCTGTCAAAGCTGAAATGGTAGAAATGGTGTCTGCTCTGGAAGCCAAAGTTGCTTCTATCAATATGCCTGAGTTCATTCGCACACCCGCAAAGACTGTTCGCCAAGATGTGAACCGTCATGTGCGTGAGCAACTGAGCCAGTTCTACAAAGGCAACAGCCGCTTGGAAAAAGAACTGCAAATCTTTGCGGACGAAAGCCAAATGGATGCTTACCTGAAAGAAGCCT